GCGCCGTCGACTTCTTGATCGATGTGGCCGCCTGGGCGGCGGTCCAGGGCGAGGTGAACCCGGACGACTTCAGGGGCTGCCCCTGCTGGCTATCGCTGGACCTGTCGAAGAAGAACGACCTGACCGCCCTGACGGCGATCTGGCTGAAGGACGGGAAGCTCTACGCCAAGACCTGGTACTGGACGACGCGGGACGGACTGGCGGATCGGGCCAAAGAAGACGGCGCGCCCTACGAAGAGTGGGTTGAGGCTGGCCATCTGACAGCCGTGCCGGGCGCGGTGATCGACAAGACCTTCGCGGCCGCCGAAGTCGCCCAGCTAGTCGCCGAGCACGACGTCCAGTTCCTGGCCTTCGACCCGGCCGGCATCGCCGACTTCATCGACGCCTGCGACGACATCGGCTTCCCGGTGTGGCGCTGGAAGGGGCCGGACGAGCCGGAGGGCGAGGGCCTGAAGTTGATCGCTCACGGCCAGGGCAAACGGGTCGTGTTCGAGGATCGACAACTCTGCATGCCTCGCTCGGTCGAGCGACTTGAGGACGCGATCCTCACCAAGGCCATCACGGTGGACGCATCCCCCGTGACCTACATGTGCGCGGCGAACGCGGCGCTGGACCACGACGGACAGAACAACCGGGCCTTCGACAAGAAGCGCTCACGGGGCCGGATCGACGGCCTTGTCACCTTGGCGATGGCGACGGGCGCCGCGCTGTATGCCGAGAAGAAGGAGGCGGGATGGAACGACTACCTCGCCAGCCTGGGGGTGCCGGCTTGATGCTTCGGGCGCTCTGGCCGTTCAGCGCCAAGGGCGACACGCGTGAACGGTTGTCGCTGACTGAGCAGCGCAGCAGCGTCGGCGACATCGACGCGGGCGTGCCGGTCAACGAGACGACGGTGCTGAACCTCTCGGCGGCGTGGGCCTGCGTCAACCTGCTGGCAGGTACGATCGCCTCGCTTCCGTTGATGGTCTACCGCACCGACGCCAAGGGCGACCGGACCGTGGCCAAGGACCATCCGCTGTATCGGGTTCTTCACGACAGTCCGAACCTGGATCAGACCGCCATGGACTTCTTCGAGGGCGGGGTCGCCGCTCTCGAACTGCGGGGCAACATGCATGCCCGGATCGGCAGGCTGGGCGACCGGATCGTCAGCCTGTCCCCCATCGCCAGGCCGTCGGTCCGTCGGACGTCATCTGGCACGCTGCGTTACACCTGGAGCGAGGACGGCAAGCATTACGACGAGCCCGCCGAGAATATCCTGCACGTGCGGGGCTTCGGCGGATCTCCGCTCGGCGGGCTATCGACCATCGCCTTCGGCCGGCAGGTCTTCGGGGTCTCTTCAGCCGCGAACCTGAGCGCGGCCCGGACCTTCAGAAACGGCGCCCGCCCCGGCATCATTCTCTCCTTCAAAGAGTGGCTGAAAAAGGAACAGCGCGACCCGCTCGAGAAGGCGCTGGAGGACAAGTTCACCGGCGCCATCAACGACGGGCGGCCCTTCATCGCGGAGGGCGGCACGACGGTTCAGACGCTTGGCTTCTCGCCGGAAGACACCCAGCTCCTGGCGTCGCGCGGCTTCGGCGTCGAAGAGGTCTGCCGCTTCTTTGGCGTGCCGCCGCACATGGTCGGCCACACCGAGAAATCCACCTCCTGGGGGACGGGCCTGAAGGACCAGACCGAAGGCTTCGTGAAGTTCGCCCTGCGCAAGCGCCTGAAGCGTATCGAGCAGGCCATCATGAAGCAGTTGCTGACCCCGGCGGACCGCGCGGCCGGCATCGTGGTCGAGTTCAACCTAGAGGGCCTTCTGCGAGGCGACAGCGAGGGTCGCGCCGCCTTCTACGAGTCGGGCCTGCGAAACGGCTGGACCACCATCAACGAGGTGCGCCGTCGCGAGGGGCTGCCTCCGGTGGAAGGCGGCGATGTCCCGCGCATGCAGATGCAGAACGTCCCCATCACCATGCAGATGCCCGGCAAGCCGATTGGCGACATGCCGGCGCTGACGGCCGAGTAGGAGGCCTCCCTAGATGCAGACCAAGGACTTCGAGCTCGACCTCAAGGAGGTCGGGGATGACGGCACGTTCGCCGGATACGGCTCGATCTTCGGCAACGCCGACAGCTACGGCGAGATCGTCGAGCCCGGCGCGTTCGCCGCCAGCCTGCGCGCGCACGCCAAGGCCAAGACCATGCCGATGATGCTGTGGCAGCACGACACCTGGCAGCCCATTGGCGTCTGGACGCTGATGGAAGAAGACCAGCGCGGCCTCCGTTGCGAAGGGCGTCTGCTCCTTGGCGTGAAGCAAGCCGACGAAGCCCACATCATGCTGAAGGCGGGCGCCATTCGCGGCCTGTCGATCGGTTACCGCGAACTGGCCGCCGAGCCTGACGGCAACAACCGGCGCCTGAAAAAGCTGGACCTGCGCGAGGTCAGCATCGTGTCGTTCCCGGCGAACGACAAGGCGACGGTCACGTCTGTGAAGGCAGAGCGCGCCGCCGATTTCGTGCGGCGACTGCGCGACGGCGAGCCGCCCAGCACCAAAGAGTTCGAGGACATCCTGGGTGATCTAGGGGTCCCGAAAGCCCTGCGGGCAGGCATCGCCTCCCACGGGTACGCCAAGGCCATCCGGAGTGAGTCCGGGGGCATCGATCCAGCCGTCAAATCAGCCATGACCGACCTGCGGGCGGCGCTGGACGGCTTCCTCAACCCCCGGACCTGATGGAGACCCCAATGTCCGAAGCTCAAGAAATGGAAACCCTCGTCAAGGACCTGAAGCAGGCCGCCGACGACGTGAAGAAGGTCGCGGAGACCACCCAAACCGAGGTCAAGAACCTGGGCAAGGTGACCGACGAGACCAAGCAGAAGGCCGACGAGGCGCTGGTCAAGCACAACGAGATCAGCGAGCGCCTGTCGGTCATCGAACAGAAGATGACCCAGCCGGACGGCCGCGACGACGAACGCCAGAAGTCGGCCGGTCAGATGGTCGCCGAGAGTGACGAGCTGAAGAGCTTCATCGCCGGCGGCGGCAAGGGCCGGGTCAGCATCGCGGTCAAGGCGATCATCTCGTCCCTGACGACCGACGCCAACGGTTCGGCAGGCGACCTGATCGTGCCCCAGCGCGTGGACGGCATCATCACGCCCGCCCAGCGCCGCATGACCATCCGCGACCTGTTGACGCCGGGTAACACCGCGTCGAACGCCATCCAGTACGTGAAGGAAACCGGCTTCACGAACAACGCGGCGACCGTCTCGGAAACCTCGGGCGCGACCAAGCCTCAGTCCGAGATCAAGTTCGACATCGTCACCACGCCCGTCACGACCATCGCCCATTGGGTGCTGGCGACGAAGCAGATCCTCGACGACGTGCCGCAGCTGCGCTCCTACATCGACGGGCGCCTGCGCTACGGCCTGGAGTACGTCGAGGAAGGCCAGATGCTGAACGGCGGCGGCACCGGCACCGACCTGAACGGCATCTACACCCAGGCGACGGCGTACTCCGCTCCTACGACCCTCCCTGGCCCGGTGACCAGCATCGACGTGCTGCGCCTGGCCATGCTGCAGGCCTTCCTGGCCGAGTTGCCCCCGACCGGTCACGTCCTGCACCCGACCAACTGGGCCGAGATCGAGCTGGTCAAGGACACGACCGGCCGCCACATCATCGGCAACCCGGTCAACGGCGGGCCGTCCACCCTGTGGCGCCTGCCTGTGGTCGAGACCCCGGCCATGACCGTCGGCAAGTTCCTGACCGGCGCCTTCAAGCTGGGCGCGCAGATCTTCGACCGCGAGGAAGCCAACGTCGAAATCTCGACCGAGGACAGCGACAACTTCCGCAAGAACCTGGTCACGATCCGCGCCGAGGAACGTCTGGCCATGGCCGTCTACCGCCCGGAAGCCTTCATCAAGGGCGACCTGGCTGCGGCCATCACCGCTTCGACCGCCACCGGCGGCTGATGCTGAGCGCCCCGGCTTCGGCCGGGGCCTCTTTTCCCGAGCGGCCGATCAGCGGCCGTTCCGGCAAGGAGAACACCGATGAAACTCTATGCTCTCGATACCGTGCAGATCACGTCCGTGAAGTCGCCCGACCCCCTGCTCGCCGGAGAGGCGTTCGAAATCGACGACGAAGCCGTCGCCAAACAGTTGATCGACCGCGGCCTGGCCAGCGAGAAGGCGCCCGGCGAGAAGGCCGCCCCGCCGTCGAAGAACAAGGCTGATCCTGCACCCGCCAATAAGGCCGAGCCGAAGCCTGCCAACAAGGCGGACGCCTGATGCTGAACGTCGTCGTCCTCACGGTCGGCCCGCTTTTCGATCTGGCCGATGCCAAGCAGCACCTGCGCGTCGACCATGATGACGACGACACCCTGATCGAGGGCTACGCGGACGCGGCCGTGCTGTCCTGCCTGGACTTCTGCGACCGCAAGTTGGTCCCGCAGGGCGCCGAGTCTGTCTTCAAGGCCGCCGCGCTTCTGCAAATGGCCGGGCTCTACAACTCGCGGGAGTCGATCATCACCGGCGCCACGGTGCAGTTGAACCCCGCGGTCGAGAACCTGCTGCGCCCCTACCGCATCATTCGAGTCTGAGGAGACCCGCCATGCGCGTTCGCTTCACCGAACCCTACGACTACACGCCGAGCGAAGAGCCGCGCGTGCAGATGGCCTACTCGCCTACGGGCGGTGCGAACAAGGATGGCGAATACACCGTGCGCCAGGAGTGCGGTGAGGCCGCTGTTGCGCAGGGCAAGGCCGTCGAACTTGCTGCGCCGAAGCGGAGGTCCGCTGACAATGCCGAAGCCTAAGGGGTCGGGCGATCTTCGCCAGCGGGTGAAGTTCCAGCGCCGCGCTGATGGCGATGACGGATACGGCAACCCGGTTCAGGGATGGGTCGATCTGGACATCTCGCGCGCCTGCAGCCTGACCCCGACACGCGGCGGCGAAACCGTTCAGGCAGGGCGCGTCGCAGGAACGGCCTCATGGGACTGCTGGGTCAGGAATGACAGCGGAACGCGGTCGCTGCGGACGGGCGATCGAGCGATCGACACACGCGATACCAGCCGGACCTTCAACATTGCCTTCATCGGTGACATGGACGGGGATCGCGCCTGGCTGCTGATCCAGATGAAGTCCGGCGTGGCCGATGGCTAAAGGGGGGCTGGAGGGCGTCGAACGCCTCGCCCGCAAGCTGGCGCGGATGACACCGGCGGTTCGCAAGGCGGCCGGACAGGAAGCCTTCATGCAGGCCGAAGAGATGGCCGCGCAGATGAGATCTATCGCCCCGCGCGCCGATGAACCGAACGACGGCGAAAAGGTGCGCGATCATATCCATGTGGAAGAGGGACGCCTCGGGGACGTCAGTTATGTCGTCATCAGCGACGCAAAGGACAGCAAGGGCCGGCCAAAGGCCCCTCGGGTCGAACTGGGGCACAAGGCCAGCAATGGTCGCCATGTCGAGGCCTCGCCTTCGTTCTATCCCGTCGTTCGGTCCAGCCAGAAACGCGTGAAGCGTCGGATCACCGCGGCAATGCGCCGCGCGATCAAGAAGGAGGCGGGCTTATGATCGACGCCCAGCTTCCCCTCCAGGCCGCGGCCGTGGCAGCCCTGAAATCTGACCCGGCGGTTTCGGCAATCATCGCCGGCCGTGTTTTCGACCGCGCTCCGGCGGAGCCGGGGACAAGCTACATCACCCTGGGCGCTTCCCAATCTGTCGACGACAGCGACGCCTGCCACAGCCTCGTGACCTGCTTCATGGACGTGGACTGCTGGTCTGAGGCCGTCGGCTATCCCGAGGTCAAGCGGCTAGGGGCTGCCGCCGCCAAAGCCCTGAACGCAGACCTTTCCGTCACCGGCTTCCGCATTGTCATCCGCCGTGTCGAGCGCGTGATCTATCAGCGCGAAGCGGACGGGCTGACCAGCCGGGCGATCATTCGCCTGCGCTACGACCTTCAGGCCAGGGCCTGAACCAGACCCGGCATCCTGCCGGCCAAACGCCCCTAGCGGGCTTCACGACAAGGAGGGTCCGCCATGCCGGACAACTACGTCGAGGTCGTCTCTGGCGAGTCGATCCTCGTGCAGATCGGCGATGGCGCCGATCCCGAAGTCTTCGCCCATGACTGCCTGATCAACGGATCGCGCGCTCTGAACATGACGGCGAATGTGACCGAGCAGACGGTGCCGAACTGCACCGATCCGTCGAAGCCCGACAAGACGGTGCGTCGCGTCGACAACACCGACAGCACCATCTCGGGCGAGGGCAAGCTGCACTCGTCGTCGACGCTGACCTGGCTGAACCGCATCGGCACGGTGCTGAACATCCGCGTGCGTCAGGCAGGCGTTTGGCGGGTTGCGGGCGAGTACATCCTGACCGAGTTCAACATCACCGGCCAGGCGCGTGAATACGCCACGGCCTCGGTGACGCTGGTTCAGGCCGACGCCCCGACCATCAGCGCGGACGTTCCGTAATGAGCCGGGCCGCCCGCTTCACCGGCGCATTCGGCGACGGCAAACATGACTTCCAGCTCAATATCGCGGAGCTGGAAGAGCTGCAGGAACTGACCGACGCCGGTCCGGAAGAGGTCTTTCTGCGCGTCACCGAAGGCCGGTGGCGGGTGGCGGATATTCGCGAGACGCTCCGACTTGGCCTGAAGGGCGGCGGCATGGAGCCTTTGCGCGCCCGCGCGATGATCGATCGCTATGCCGCCGCCGGTGCGCTGGCCTCACACAAGACGCTGGTCTCCGCGATCCTGGCGGCGGCTATGCTCGGTGCGCCGGACGAGGACGAAGCGTCGGGGGAGACGGAGGGGGAGAGCGACCGCTCCCCCGACGAAAGCTCCGGTTCGCAAACTTCTACGAAATCGGCGGCGCCCTCGGGTTCACGCCGCAGGAAGTCGGCCGCTGCTCCATCTGGCAGCTGATGGCCGCCTATCGCGGCTGGCGGAAGGCCAACGGCAGCGATGACAAGGGCGCCGCGCCGTCCGACGCTGAGTTCGAGGCGGCGGTTGCAAGGGGTGCGTGAACGCCGGTAGCGTCCCTCTATCAAGGGAGGGCGAACGTCGTGAAGGAATGGGGATTGGTCGCGATGGGAGGAGGGCTTTTGGTTTCCATCCTCGCTGCCGGTTGGGGGGTCTTGGCGTTCAACGCCTTTGTGGAATCTCCCTCCGGCATTGGGAGTCTTCTTGCGGGTGCCATCGGATTAGCGGTCGGATGGCTTGCAATGCAGGTAGGTTTCTTTCTCTACCTGTTCGGCAGGGTAGAGGAAAAGTTATCGGTCCGATCCAAGACCGAGATTGACTAAGCGACGAATAGCTTCGGCTCGCGCAGGCAGGTCAGGCTGCTGGCGGACACGGCTGACTGAGCCGCCCCGGTCGTGATCAAGCGATAAAACACAATTTCAGGCCGTCCTTCGGGGCGGCCTTTTTCATGTGGTGATTGATGGCCGAAGAAATCGACAGACTGCTGGTCCGCGTTGAGGCCAACGCCGTCGCCTTCGAAAACCAGATGAAGCGCGTGAACCGCGCTTTGTACGGCTCTTCGGCCGAGACCCGGAAGACGCTGGACCGCATCAAGCGCGACACGGCAGCGGCCGCGCCGCAGATGTTCAAGCCCATCGGCGACAACTTCAGGCGCGAAATCGCCAGCCTGAGCGGCGTGCTGGCTGGTTTGTTTACGACGGCCCAGGCCATCAGGTTCGCGGACGGATGGAAGCAGGGGACGAACTCTCTGGCCGCGGCAGGTGTTGCGACAGAGCTTCTTGCTGAGCGGCAAGAGCGGCTTCTCCAGATCGCCAATGACAGCCGATCAAGCATGGGCGACACGGTGTCGCTCTACACGCGGCTGACCATCGCGACCCAAGAACTCGGCCTCTCTACGGAATCCACTCTTCGTTTGACGGAACTGCTCAACAAATCGTTCCAGGCGTCGGGAAAGAGCACCCAAGAGGCAGCATCGGCAGCCCTACAGCTTTCCCAGGCGCTGGCCTCAGGAACATTGCAAGGGGACGAGCTTCGCTCTCTGCGTGAGAACGCTCCGGAGCTGGCGAACATCATCGCCAAGGCGATGAATGTCAGCGTCGGTGAACTCAAAAAGCTTGGCGCCGAAGGAAAGATCACTGGCCAGATCGTTGCTCAAGCCATTCTGGGCGCCGGGGACAGCATCGAGCAAAAGTTCATGGCCACCCGCGTGACGGTCGGCCAGTCGCTGACGATCCTGAACAACGAGCTGGGCAAGTTTGTCGCCCAGACGGATGCCGGGCTATCCGCCACTGACCGTCTGGCGCAGGGCATTCAGTTGCTCTCGCAGAACCTCGAAGTGGTAGCGACCACGGCAGGTGTCGTCGTTACCATCATGGGCACCCGTCTTGTCGTGGCTCAGCTCACGGCCGCGACAGCGGCAGCAGGCCACGCTGCAGCCCAGATCGCTCTGATCGCGGCCATTTCTGGCACTTCCCGTGCCGCATTGGTGGGCGCCGTGGCGCTTCGTGGTCTTGCTACAGCCAGCATGTTCTTCGTCACCAATCCGATTGGCCTTGCGATCACTGCCATCGCCATCGCTATCGGACTGGTAGCCATCAAGAGCCGAGATGCGTCGGCAGGCATGAAGGCGATCAAAAACGCCTCGGATGCAGCCACATCCGCGCTAGACGCCTATGAGGATGCTGCACGGATAGCCGCCAACGCCACCGGAGAGGCGCGAAAACAGGCGCTAGAGCATGCCGCCGCAATGCGAGTCGACGCGGCAGAGACT